CCCTTGCTGCTACTGCTCCTAGGCCCATGTTATACGTCAATTTTGATCCCGATGGTACAAGCTCACTTATGGATCAAGATGATATCTATATTGCAGACTTTAGTATGGAAAATCCCAATAAAGTTGTGACATTCAAACATGAAAATGCTGGAGGTATTAAACAAATCTTAGAAGAACATCCAGAGATCAAAACTGTGGTATTTGACTCTATTACTAGCTTTAATGAGATGTCACTACGTTATGCCGTATCAGAAGTTCGTGGAGCTACTATGGAAGCACCTACTCTACAAGGTTATGGTAGACGTAATTCCTATACCATGCAGGGTATTATGTCCGTCATTAAAGCATCAGGTGCACTTAATAAACACTGTATCTTTGTTGCTCATGAAGATGTACCCCAAAAAGATGAGATGTCTGGGGCTATGATGGTTAGCATACTTGTGGGTGGTAAAATGCAATCAGAGATTCCAATCAAACTATCAGAAGTTTGGCATATGGAAGACACAGGGAAGGATAGGAAAATTACCATTCGATCTTCCCGCCTTCGCAAGCCTATGAAAAGTCGGATGTTCGTTCAAAGTGGAGATAGTGATTTCACTTGGAAGTTCAATCCAGAGTCATGGTCGGGCGAAGGTATTGAGGAGTGGTATGATGCGTGGATTAAAAATGGTGGTAAAAAGATTCCTCTGCCATAAAAAGATAACATACTACATCTAGTGTGTTTATGTGATTTTAGCTACTGTATTATGGGGCTGGACAGTAGTTAAAATAAAAGTAAAATCACCAGTTCCCATTACAACAACATACACAGAAGGAGACATTATATGTCTGAAGAACTATCAAGTGTCGTAGAATACTCTATCGACCTTAACAAGCAAGACCAACCAGAGCCACTACCAGCAGGTAAGTATACTGGTGTTATTCGTAATGCAGAAGTCAAGGAATCACAACGTGGTACTATGTATTGTGCTGTTAGTTTCCATATTGGCGCAGACCAATTCCCTGCAGACTATAAAGATGGTAATGATGACGGTATGACACTGGTATATCGTCGTGTTGGTCTGGAAGATAATCCTCAAGCCCGTTTCGGTACTAAACGATTCATCGAATCTATTGGTGCGCCATTATCTAAGCGTATTGACGTATCAGAATGGGTGGGAATGGAAGCAGCCCTAGAAGTTACTCATGAAACTTACGAAGGTGTTACTCGCGCATCTATTGATCGTGTACAAGCTGCCTAATTAGCAGCCAAGCTGGGGACGTTAGGATCTTAAACGATTCAACGTCCCCTTTTTTTGGAGGATGTTATGGAAGAAGAGAATAAGCCAAAGTTTACACGTAAAGCTAGGCCAGTATATGTCATTATGAGTGTGCAAAATGATGCTGGAGAAGTATTAGAAGATATTACAACACATAATATCAATATACATAGTGTGCATAAAGATTCTGATGACGTACTAAACATGCTCGATGGCGGTAACATGCCTAAAGGCACAATCTATAAGCGTATAGCAATAGACTAACAATAGATAGCCCCTTAGAATAATATCTTTGGGGCTTATCTATTTAAAAATAAACCTTGACACACAAGGTAGGACATGATATGAGTAAAGTAATTAAACATGAATGGCATCTTGTTAGTAATTATTGTATTCATTGTGGTGCACACAAAGGAACAGATGACAAGTGTTATAGGGATAAAAAAGTAACAGCAATTTCTCACAAAACAAATAGGCCCAATGTCTTACGAACCTCCAATCAAAATTACAATATCAACTCCAAGTGAAATACCTATCGGCTTCGGTCCCAATTCCACAGGTAGCAGGGGCGGTAACCTTCGTGTTCGTTGTACTAATAATGAGTATGACGCGATTAAGCATGAAGCAGAACTCCTTAATATAACCTTAGCAACTTTCACTCGTTGGTGTGCAGTTCATGCAGCTCAGAAATTATTAGAGCATCGAGCTGCAGACATGACGACTGATAATATTGGAGAAGATAATGAACTTAGCAGCAAGAATACAAAGGGAAGAAGAAACTAATCTAACATTAGATAACACACAACAAATAGCCGTAGATGAATGTTGTGATATAAAGAAAAGAATTGTAGCTGTCACAGGCGCAGCAGGTACAGGCAAAACTACCATCTTAGAAAATGTATATCGAGAACTCTATTCTCAAAATAGATCCGTTGTACTATGTGCTCCTACTGGTAAAGCAGCTAAAAGAATTACAGAAGCTACTGGTATTCCAGCAATGACTATACATAGATTGCTAGAGTATCCACATCCAGGAGAACGTGACGAAAAAACAGGCAAGACATTAATTAGTACTGACCCTAAGCGTGATCGTAACAATCCTATAGATTTCAGAGTAATACTATGTGATGAGTATGCTATGGTCAGTGTAGAAGTACATCGTAACTTGCTCGATGCTATACCTAATGGTGGCATCATTCGTATGTTCGGTGATGCTAATCAGTTACAACCTATAGAAACTAACAAGCGACTAGCTAAAGAAGATTCTCCATTCGTTAACATGCTTAAAAAGTTTGACGGTATTAAGTTAGAAACAATACACCGACAAGCTGGTGATAGTAACATCATACTTAATGGGCAGCGTATTATTAGTGGCACCGTACCTCTTAAGAAAGAAGACTTTGTTATTAAGATAAGTGACGACCCAGTAGAAACTATCTTAGACTTTGTGCAAACACAGCTCACTGATAACGTGGACTATGGAGCTGTCAATAATCAAATCATATCACCAACTAAAGTAGGTTGGGTAGGTAGTGAAGCATTGAATGGTGCTATCCAACAGTTACTGCAGCCATCATCTAATGACTATCGTATTGCTGAACGACAAAAGTGGAGCAACGTAGAAGAGCAAAGGTTTTATATTGGAGACAAGGTTATCTTTACTGTCAACAATTATGCCATTGATATCTTTAATGGAGAGACAGGCATCATTACTAAATTTAAAAGTGATGGCAGTCTTTGTGTAGACTTTGGTGATAAAGATGTAGAGATCCCAGTATCATTAGAAATGGAGGGTAGGCATGGTACTTACTACATGAACCCACAAAAAGATCTGGACCTTGCATATGTTATTACAACTCATAAGGCACAAGGTAGTGAGTATGATCGTGTGTGTTATGTGATGAATAGATCTAGATCTTATCTACTTAATAGAAAGAACTTCTATACAGCAATCAGTCGTGCACGAAAGCAAGTCACAGTTGTGACCGATACTAAAAGTCTTAACCTAAGTCTATATAAAAAGGGAGATAAGTAATGAAAAAGAACTCAACGAAAAAAACTAAAGACATAGAAGTAACTAAACCTAAACACTACACGCAAGGGCCAGTTGAATGCATCGATGCAATCGACTCGATGCTCGATCAAAAAAGTCAAATAGATTTCTGTCGGGCGCAAGTCCTCAAATACAATTGGCGTATGTTTGATAAGGGCAACCCAGTACAAGATGCTCAAAAGGCTAAGTTCTACCAAGACCGTCTTGTTCCGCTACTCAAAGATTATGTTGCTCGAAGATTATAAGGAAAATAATATGAGTGATCCTGTTAGTGAAGCATGGTTAATGCGAGAGTTTACTACAAGAGCTAAGGCATGTCTGCTATCTGTTGACTGTCTTGGTTCAGGCGATCTTAACAGTGAGATATGTGTTATTAGTGAGGCTGTTAATGAACACGAAGCCGCCATGAAAATGCCAATGGTAGGCGGTCGAGGTAGATTACTTTGGGATACGTTACGTCCATTTAATATCAGTCGTAATGATTGTTACGTTACTAACGTAGTAAAGAAACAAACATCTATGTCTTCCAAAGTAGATTCTAAAAGTCCTGTTAAGAAATCAGAGATGGAACATTGGGAAGGGTTACTTGAGTGGGAACTAGATCACTTACCTAATCTTAAATACATACTGTGCTTAGGTAACTTTGCACTACACGCTTTGACAGGTGATGAAGGTATCACTAAGTGGCGAGGTTCTGTGTTTGATTGTGTAGTAGGACGAAGTAAACGTGTAGTAAAAGTTGTCGTAACCAATGAGCCTGGACATGTACTACGTAACTTATCTATGGAACCTATGTATAGATTTGATATAGCAAAACTAAGGAGAGTAATAGATGGAAAGTTCACCAAGCATAATATTAGTGGAATCATTAACCCACATTACGACGAGGCTATCGAATATATTGACAGACTTGAGCGTGACGATAAACCAATTGCATTTGATATCGAAATCATCGCTAACGAAACAGCTTGTATTGGATTTGCAAACAATGCCTATGAAGGAATCTGTATCAACTTCAGAGACAACTCTAAAAATAGGTACACTTTATCTGAAGAGCGAGTACTCCGTGACAGAATCCAAAGGTTCTTTCTTAATCCACAAAATAAATTCATAGCACAAAACGGTTCCTTTGACTGTGGCTGGCTATGGTTTAAAGATAGAATAAAAGTACAAGCACTATGGTTTGATACATTACTTGCTCACCATACATTGTATCCTCGTATGCCACACAACTTAGGTTACCTAACTGCTCAGTATACTGACCATCCATACTATAAAGATGAAGGTAAGACTTGGCGCGAAGGAGGTAACATCAATCAGTTCTGGCATTACAATATCAAGGACTGTTGTATTACGTGGGCAGTACATGAACAGATACATAAAGAATTGATCAGTCAAAAGTTAGAAGACTTCTACTTCTCTCATGTCCAGAGACTACAAGCACACCTAGTACGTATGCAAGTTGGTGGTGTACTAGCAGACATCCCACTCAAAGATGAGATAGCTAAAGTACTCAAGAAAGAATTAGAAGAAAAGCTAATAGAGTTCCACAAGAAAGTACTGACACTTACCAATGACACTAGCTTCGTACCTAATCCTAAATCACCTAAGCAATTACAAGAACTATTCTTTAAGTACCTAGGTCTAGTAGGTAGAGGTAGTAGTACTAACAAAGATAACCGACAACGTATGCTAGATAATCCAAAGACTTTACCAGAACACAAAGAGTTACTCGTGTTACTCAATGACTATCTTACTGAGCATAAGTTCTATAGTACATACGCTACACAGAAAGCAGATGCAGACAATCGTATACGTTGTGAGTATAAACAGTTCGGTGTTCAATCTGCTCCAGGACGATTGAGTAGCAGTAAGACTTTATGGGGTAGTGGCATGAATCTACAGAACCAACCTCATCGTGCTTACCCTATGTTCATTGCTGACCAAGGTTACATGCTTAGTTACTTTGACTTACGCCAAGCAGAAGCTAAGGTTGTTGCATATCTATGGGGTGTTCAAGGTCTAATAGAAAACTTCAAGCGAGCAGAAACAGAAGATGGGTTCGATGTACACAGAGGTAATGCTGCTCGTATCTTCAGGTGTGAGTATAACGAAGTACCCAAAAGTGATTGGGATGAAAACCTTAAGCCTACTATTAGATACTTAGGCAAGCGTTGTGTTCATGGTCTTAACTATAGGATGCAAGCACCCAAGTTAGCAGAGGTATGTAACATTCCATTGCAACAAGCATACGAAGCTTATGCCTCATACCATCGAGCCTTCCCTGAAATACAACAAGGTTGGGCAGCTACCATTAAAGATGTGCGTGAGGATTGTATGTTATTCACACCACTAGGTCGTAGACTTATATGGTTAGAGAGACTTACAGAGGAGAGCTTTGATTCTGTTATTGCTTTCAAGCCTCAGTCTACTATAGGTGACAAAGTATCTAGTGTGATCTATCAATGCCATGATGATCCTGAATGGCCTGATGATGCTCGTATGTTACTCAATGTGCATGATGCGCTGATCGCTATACACAGGCCAGAAGCAGCACAAGCTATACAAAAAGTTATGAAGCGACATGCCGAAGCTCCTATTATGATTAGAGGAGAAGCAGTTAGTATAGGTACAGACTTTAAACAATCAGTACCAGATGAACAGGGGATACATAGATGGTCAACGCTGAAGGACATCCATACAAC